AGTTCGCCCGCGCTCCGGTGTCGTCCGGCTCACAGTCGACATCCCTACGACCGCCAGCCGTACAGAGGAGCGCGCGATGATGCTAGAAGAGGTAGCGCCACCTGTGGAGATGGCCGTCTCACTGGCTGTTGCGAAGGACACGCTGCGCATCGATAAGGATGACACCTCGTTCGATGCGCTACTGCCAATTTGGATCGCAGGCATTACTTCGGAAGCGGAGCATCAAACAGGCCAGGTGTTCGTCAACCGACCGATGCGCCTGACGCTTGATCGGTTTCCCGATTCGATCCGCCTAAGTGCGCCGACCTTTAGTGTCGAGAGCCTCCAGTTTCTCGACCCTTACGATGAATGGCAGACGCTGGACCCGGCCGACTACTACGTCGATCGGGTAACCAAGCCTGGCTATATCGTGCCAGCACGCGGGAGGGCTTGGCCAGCAACGGCTCCCAGCTTCCACGCGGTGGTAGTGGATTACACGGCAGGGTGGGGCATAGACACAACGGCGGTCCCGCAGGCGGTACGGATGTACGTTCTGGCCAAGCTGCAGGTCCAGTTCAATATCGAGATTGGTGCAAACGCGGTGGTTTCCAAGCCCTTTAATGTGCAGTATCTCGACCGCCTTTTAGATCCTCTGAGAATGTGGCTATGACAGCGTCATTTCAAAAAAATGAAAAGGTCACGATCGAGAGACGTATCGTCGGGAGTGACCCAGATTACGGCACCGAAACCGAAGGCTGGGAGGTCGCAGCCGATCACATTTGGGCCAATGCCCAAGATATGCTCCCCAGCCGTGGTGAGTCTACGACGAGCGGCCTGCCGACGTCCGTGACGCGCACGCGCCTGCGCATCAACATCAACCACAAGATCACTCCAGCTATGCGCGTGACTCTGCACAGCAAAGGAGATCGCCTCATGCAAATCGTCGCCGGGCCGGCGTTGCTGGACGACCGGCGGCACATGGAGTTCATGCTTGAGGGGTATTCGCATGGCCGATGATGAAGTAATTCGTGGCGGCCGTGATCTGGGCACCTTCCTGCAGTCGCTGCCAGTGAAGATCGAGCGCAACATCTTGCGCTCAGCCCTGCGACAGGGTGCGAACGTCTTCAAAGACGAGGCGCAGCGCGAAGTTCCGGTTGACGAAGGCGATCTGCGCGCCAGCATCCGGGTCTCCGTGCGGACCAAAGGCGCAACCGTCTACGCGTCAGTCAAGGCCGGCGGCAAGAAAGCGCCGCACTGGCATCTGGTTGAATTCGGTACCAGGCCCCACAAAATCAAGCCGAAGAATGCACACTCCCTGGTGATTGGCGGCCATGTCGTGGCCGAGGTTGATCACCCCGGCGCGAAGGCCAAGCCATTCATGCGCCCAACGCTCGACTCAAAGTCCGGGGCGGCAATTGAAGCGGTCGGTGCGCAGGTTAGAAAGCGCCTGACGAAAGAAGGCATAAACGCTACAGCATCCGATACTTAATAGGAAAATGATGACCATACCCCACACGATCGCCTGCATGTGGCCGGGCGAAACCGTCGCCATCCTCGGGAATGGCCCGGCGCTGGCCGCCGAGCTCGCGACGACCGAGCGCCCGGGTCGCGCGATCGCCGTGAATCGCGCGGCCGCCGTCGCGCCCTGGGCTGACATGCTCGTTTCCATTGATGGGAACTGGCCAGCCGAGACCTCGGACTTCGCTGGCATGCGCGTGGTGGGCGTTGAGTCCGACATCGACGCCTTCTACGTGCACCTGCCGCATGAAGTCGTGACGCTCGCACCAGGCAACATCGTCCACCTCCGGAACAATGCAATGTCCGCCATGCGCATCGCCGCAGCAGCCGGTGCCGCCAAGCTCGTGCTGTTCGGCTTTGATACGGAGTGCTACGAGGAGCTTCACAGCTTCTCAGGCCTGACGATCGGGCTGGCCGCGCTGATTGCCGAACTGCGCGCCAAAGGCGTCCAGGTCGAGCACTATACGCCGCCGGCGCCGCCGAAGAAGAAGGGGGCGTAATGCCGGGCGTAAAAGCAATTCGCCACCTGCTCGCTAACGATGCTGCGCTCACGGCAGTTGTGCCAGCCGACCGCATCGCATCGGACCTCCCACAAGACGTAGCGCTGCCGGCCATCACCATTTCACAGGTTTCGGCGGGTGCTTACGCGCCGACAATTGCGGGCGACGCTGATGACGTCTGCCGCGCGCGCGTCCAGGTGACAGTGCACGCAACATCGCGGCCGTCCCAGAAGGTAATCCAGAAGCTCGTTCGCACGGCACTGCCCAGGATGCGACGCATCGTGAACGGCGTGCCCGTAGAGAGCCTTATCAAGGACCTCATCGGCCCAGACCTGCCGGAAGATGTCCTTGGCTCCTTTGTTGGCTCACAGGATTTCATCATCACCTACGTCGAATAAGTCGCATCGACAGCCGTATCACTTGCCACCTTTTGGGTGGCTTTTTTTCGTCCCACTTAATCACAGGATCTCAACCATGGTCGCACGCACTAACGTCGCATCGCAAACCGACACCATTTACGCCATCAGCGCAGCGCTGCCGGCAACCTACGACGCGGCCGGCTACGGCTCGACCGCGATGGCCTACACCACCATCGGCAAGATGCAGTCGGTCACTCCGCATGGCTCGAAGCGCCCGATCAACGTCTGGACGCCGATCGCCGGCGCCGCCGAAAAGACCAAGGGAACGCCCGACTACGGAAACATGGACATGGTCTTCGGCGACGTCCCGACTGACGCCGGCCAGGTCATCGTGAAGGCGGCCGAGGCGTCCCCGAACCACTACAGCCTGAAGGTCACCTACGCCGACGGCGAAATCCACTACCTGGACATTCTGGTCGCGTCGTTCGAATACTCGGGCGGCTCCGCTGGCGATGCGAAGACCGTCACCGCCCAGTCGGGCATCTGCAAAGCGCCAGTAATCGTCCTGGCTCCGTAATTTTTCTCGGCCACTCTGGCCAACCCTAGTACCGATCGGCTGCTGTCTCCTTCGCGGGAGCGGCAGTCGACACGGACATTAAACCCGCGAAGAAAGGCAATACCATGATCGATCAATTCCAAAACACCGCTGTCGCTTTCAACCTGGCCGACTTCGAAGCGCGTGACACCGCAATGCTGGATATCCAGAACATCAAGGGTGACGGCCCGCTGCTGGTCAACGGCCAACCGGTGCGCGTCGAAATCCGCAGCCCAGGTACGCGCGAAGCGCTGAACGCGCAACACAAGCAGGAAACTGCCACCACCGCGCGCACCTTCGCCGCGATGCGCGGCAAGGCCGTCAAGGAAACTGTCGAGACCAAGCAGGCCGAGCGCGCCGACAAGCTGGCCGCCGTCACCGTGCGCATCGAGAATTTCCCCGTGCCGGCGCAGGATCTGTTCAGCAATCCGAAGCTGGGCTGGATTACCTCCCAGGTTGCCGAGTTCCATGCTGACTGGGCAAATTTCTAAAAGCCGGTGCTGACGCGCTCGCGCTCTACGTTCGGCACAGCGCTTGGCTGAACGCGGTACCAGAGCGCAAGCCGCCGAAGGGCGCCGCGGCCGAGTCCGGCGAGGAGGCGCCTCGACTTTCTCGCCGGGAAATGCTGGACAAGGAAGGCCGGGAGATCGAGATGCCACCGATCGAGTGGGGCGAGTACCTGGTCGCGTATTTGTTTGAATTTGGCCCGACGGTGGCAGCTGGCATGGGCAGCGCCCCGGTCAGCGCTGGCGAAATCGAATCGTGGAGCCGGTTGCTCGGCATCGAGCTCGGTGGCTGGGAGGCGCGACTACTGTTGCGCTTGTCGCGCGAGTACCTGGCCGAGGCGAGTAACGCAACGAAGCAAGATTGCCTGGCGCCGTGGCAGCCCGAGACCTACCAGCCAGACAAGGCGCTGGCAGCGATCGAGCAGCGGAATGCATTCCGCAATCTGGCAAAGCTGTAGGCAAATGGCGCTGCTGCGTCGGCTCGATCAAGAAGCAACAGCGGTCCCCTCAAGAATTACGAGTGGGTATTTCGCCTGGTGTAGTATTTCCTTTCCATAAAAAAGTCGGGAGGGATATGGATTGGTTCTACCCGCTGGTTACAGGCGTTCTTGTGCTGTCGGCGCTATGGGGCGTTGCCACATGGGCGGAAGCTCACTCGTTTAAAAAAAGGCTTTATGGGCTTGGTCATATTGCCGGCAGAACGAAGGATGAAATTATTTCGGCCATCGGCATGCCGAACAGTTTTTCGGTCGTCAACGACGGTAAAGAGCTTCTTCAGTGGCAACGACCGGGGTATCACATCGCACTTCTTTTTTCGGAAGGGATTTGCGAAGGTGCGACCCATGAGTTCAGAAGTTATTAGTTGTATTTAAATATTTAAAGCCAGCATTACTGGCTTTCTTTTTGGCTGCCTCCGGGCAGCCTTTTTTATTGGGGAAGCCATGATCGCTGGCACCATTGAAATTCAGTTAATGGCGAATATCGCTCGACTGCAGCGCGATATGGACCAAGCTCGTCAGATCGTCAGCAACACGACGACCAGCATGACGAGCATGGCTACAGCGGTAAAGGGTGCTCTCGCCGGCATGCTTGCTGGGTTTTCGCTTGCCGCCCTGAATAACCAGTTACTCGGTGCTCAACGCGAGTTCGACAAGCTGAATGCTTCGCTGATCACAGCCACCGGATCGTCCGCCGCTGCGGCGCAGACATTCAAGTCCCTCCAGGCATTCGCTGCATCGACACCGTACGGCGTGAAGGACGCCACCGAAGCCTTCATCAAGATGAAGAATCTCGGCATGGATCCGTCCGAAAAGGCGCTCCGGTCGTACGGCAACACCGCAGCCGCCATGGGTAAGGACCTGAACCAGATGATCGAGGCGGTTGCTGATGCAGCCACCGGAGAATTCGAGCGCCTAAAAGAATTTGGCATCACTGCGTCCCAAAATGGCGACAAGGTGACGCTCACGTTTAAGGGCGTGGCCACAACTATCAGCAAGAGCGGGGACGAAATCCAGGCATACCTCCAGAAAATCGGCAACACCGATTTTGCGGGTGCGATGGCCATGCGCGCTGCTACTCTT